CCCAAGAGAACTCCTAGTCACCCCAAGAAATCTCATGTTGTATTAGCGAAAGAAGGCGATAAAATAAAGTTAATACGCTATGGTCAACAAGGTGTATCTGGTGCAGGGAAAAACCCCCAAACCGAAAAAGAAAAAGCAAGACGTAGGTCTTTTAAAGCTCGTCATGCTAAAAATATAGCAAAAGGCAAAATGTCGGCAGCTTTTTGGGCCAATAAAACTAAGTGGTAACTCATGACCTACGCACTCCCAGGACTATTAAAAACAAGTATTACTGCTTCATCTTCTGTAGGAAGTGTCGATAGTCCATTTGTTCGTACTAGAGCAGTATTGGATATGGTGAAAGGTTGGGAAATAATGAAAGCCGTAAGTGAAGGAACAGAATATCTCAGAGAAAATAGCGAAGCTTTTTTACCACTAGAACCTAGAGAAGATTATGATGCTTATCTTGCAAGAGTAAATAGATCAGTATTTAGTCCTTTTACACAAAGATTGATAAGAGCAGCCACAGGTTTAGTTCTTAGAAAACCAATAACTTTAAATGGAGATCCTTATTGGACTGAAATGTTCAAGATGGATGTTGATGGTTGTAAATCTGATTTAGATGAATACGCAAGAAGATTATTGATGTGTTCATTAACTTATGGTCAAAGTCATATTCTTGTAGATTATCCTGCACCTTCTGGTGCAATGAGTTTAGCCGAAGAACGTCAACAGAATCGTAGACCATATTGGATCGAAATAGATCCTACAAATATTTATGGTTGGAGATTAGATAGAGAATCTAATTATGGAAATTTAACTCAAGTAAGAATAGCTGAAAGGGCAGTATTACCCGATGGTGCTTTTGGTGAAAAAATTTATGAGCAGATGAGAGTTATAGAACCTGGTCGTTATCGTGTTTTTAGAAAGAAAGGAACAATAGAAGATATGTATGAAGAAGATAGTGGTGCTTATGCTGGAAATATGAATAGTCCTGCTGGAGAAACAGATTTTAAATTAGCAGAATCAGGAGAATTTTCTTTAGGAGAAATACCATTAGTTACTGTTTATTCTGGAAAAGTTGAAAATTTAGTTAGTAAACCACCTTTATTAGATATTGCATATTTAAATCTTGCACATTTTCAAAGACAAGCTGATTTGATACATAGTTTGCATGTTGCATCTCAACCAATGCTGGTAATGGAAGGATATGATGATCAGACTAAAGATTTAGCTATATCTGTTAATTATGCAATGGCAACTCAGCCAGGAAATAAAGTGTATTATGTTGAACCAGCTTCTAGTGCATTTGAAGCACAATCAGCAGAAATAAAAGAATTGCAAATGCAAATGGCTACTCTTGGAATAAGTACATTAAGTCAACAAAAGTTTGTAGCTGAAAGTGCTGACGCTCGAAGATTAGATCGAGTTGATACTAATTCTATGCTTGCAATGGTATCTATGGAATTAGAACAAAAGTTACAAAAAGCATTTAATTTATCTGCACAGTATGTAGGAATAGAACCACCAGAAGTAAAAATTAGTAGAGATTTTGATATTGAAAGACTGATAGGGCAAGATATTACAGCATTAACATCATTATTTGATCAACAAGTCATTGATAGAGAAGAGTTTAGAGATATTTTGGTACAAGGTGAAGTGTTACCTTCAGCGAATGAGGCTAAATCTGAATAATCTGTTACAATGATATACAAGTACATACATTATTATGTCTAAATTTCTGGACTACGTTGAACAACCTGATGGGAGTTTCAAGTGGCAAATGGCAGAAATTCCTGCTGTTAAATCTACACAAAATGTAGAACCAGAACCAGTTGTAAAATCTGAACCAAAAGAAAAACTTTCTGTTCAGAAAGAAACAACTGCTGATTTTGAATCTATGTCTAAAAAACAATTAGAGACTTATGCTCGTACCATAGGAATTGAATTAGATAGAAGACATAATAAGGCAGAATTAATTGCCGAAATTGAAAAATTTACTTCACCTGATTAACTATGATTGAAGAAAAAGTAGTTCAGTCTGAGTCTGTGACTCCTACTGATCAGTCCGTGACTGAAACTCCTTCACAACCAACAGCCCCAAATTTAGATTCTGTGAAAGCAGAATATGAAAATCAATTATCTGCTCTTAAAAAACAAGTTGCAGATGAACAAGAAAAATTCAAAGGTGCAAAAAGTAAATTAGACGAAGTTTATAAGAAAAAAGAAGCAGAACGTACCAAAGAATTAGAAGATCAAGGACAATGGAAAACATTGTGGGAAGAAGCCAATAAAACTGCACAGGAAAAAGATACACAGATCAATACGTTATCTCAGCAGTTACAGGATATGAAAACTTCTAATGAAGTAGCTTCTACAAAAACTACAGCATTAGCAGCTATTAGTAATCAAGGTGCTATAAATGCAGAACAAATGCTTTCACTATTACAGGGAAAATTACAAAAAAATGCTGAAGGTAAGGTTGTTGTTCTTAATGGTGGGGTTGAACAAGATTTAAATACTTATCTTACAAGTCTTAAAAATCCTGGTAGTGGTTACGAACATCATTTTAAAGCTAGTAGTTCTGCTGGTATGGGTGCAAAGCCTAGTCCTATATCAAATGTGTCAGGTGGAACAGATAATCCTTGGAAGACTGGCAATTTGACGCAACAGCTTATAATGGAGAATGAGAACCCCGAACTCTCAGCCGTGCTGAAGAGGGAGGCTCAAACAAAATAGTTAGTTTCTGTGAAACTAATGCCCTTATCTGTGATTAGGGTATCGCAAACATAAAAAAGGTAAATCTGAATGGCTGCTCCGTTTCAGAATTACTCTGGCGGTGTCCTATTAGCGGATGTCGTTAAGAGAAATAATTTTAGTACTTACGTTTCCGAAGCTATAAAAGAACGTAGTGCTTTCATCAAGTCTGGTGCTGTTACTCGTAATGGACTACTTGATGCAACAGAAGGTGGAACAAGAATCCAAGTTCCAGAATTTAACCCAATCGCTCCAACAGAAGAAATTCTTACTGGTGCTGCAAACTGGGGAACATCTACTGCTGGTTACTTAACACCACAGAAGATTGGTACAGGTACACAGGTTGCAACTATCTGTCATAGAGCATTTGCATATGCTGTAGATGATGTTGCTATCTTGGCTGCTGGTGAAGATCCAATGGGTCACATCAGAAACCAACTTGCAGATGCAATCAACAAATTAAACAACGCTAGATTGTTCTCACATTTAGCTGGTTTATTTGGAACTGCATTAGCAGCTAACAAGTTAGACGTAGCAAAAGCTGGTGCTAGTGCTACTGAAGTTAACTTTTTAACAGCTTCTACAGTTGCAAGAGCAAGAAATCTACTTGGAGAAAGAGGAGAGGATCTTGATCTTCTAATCGTTCACCCAACAGTTGCTTACTACCTCTATCAGGTTGGTATGTTAACTTTCTCTACTTCTGCATTATCAACAGGAACTAACCTCACTTGGGGTGGTGGTGGTGTTGGTATCAGCGATAGAGCCGTTGGTGAATTTGCTGGATGTACAGTTGTTGTTGACTCTGCTGTTAACACAGTTGCACCATCTAGTTCAAGTGGTCATCAAATCGAGTTCTTCTGCTACCTAACATCTTCAGGAACAATCCTTGAAGGTAATCAGCAAGCATTAAGAATTGAAGCTGAAAGAAACATTCTTTCTAAGCAGGATGTTATGTCAGTTGACTACCATAGTGCTTATCACGTTATGGGTACTAAGTGGAATGTTGCTGATGACAACCCAACTAATGCGAACTTAGCAACAGCTAACAAGTGGGCATTAACATATGATGCTGACTTAATTCCATTAGTTCAGTTAACAGTTAACTCACCTCTTGATACTTCAACTTATTAATCGTATTATTAAGTTGCAAAGCAAAGCAGTAAAGAACCTCATCAATTATTGGTGGGGTTTTTTCTTTACGCTACAATAAAACTAAATTACTTTATAGATCGTGGCAGCTACTATAAACGCAACACTATCAAGTGCGAGTGCAAATAGCTATGTTACATTAGCTGAAGCAGACGCATACTTTGAAACAGTACCAGATGCAACAACCTGGGATAATAAATTAGATGATGCAAGAAATAGAGCATTAATAGCAGCAACCAGATGGATTGATAGTTTTGTTTACTTCGGAGATAGATGTGATCATGGACAGGCACTAAAGTTTCCTAGAAATAATTATCAGGTAGATGATGTAGAACTAGCTTGTACTGCAATCCCAAATAATATTAAAT